GAGACTTGATTCTGTCTCATTCAAGAATTTTTCAAGAAGAACCGAATTCTCAAAATATGCCGTCATGTTACCGGTCAAGTTTGAACGGCCAATTGTTGGGCGAATTGTTTCATCCGAACCAATAACATTACGAGGTGCCAGACCATTTTCCAAGGATAACGAGATCTCAGTAACAATACCAATTGCAACGCCACCCTCCGTGATTGTACCAGTGAAGCTATCAAAGGGAGCCGTGGTTTCGGGAGTTCCATAAGTTGGGGTGCCATAGGCTGACATGTCCGAATTGACTTCCATGTTCTGACCAATGGAAGCAAACGAACCAGTTACGATCCCTGAAGCAGGTACCGACAAACTAAATGTGTTAAACTCAACACCTTTAAAAAGATGGAAAGGTTTATCACTAGCTGTCAGGTCGGTAAATTGACGTAGCAGACTGAAAGATCGACGAGTGACACCAGCTTTCAAAACATCGCCGGTCCATGAACCCATAAAGGTGCCCTCTAACAAATCATCAAAAGAACTCGAAGATAACTCAAAACTTACATCACCCGCTACCGCACGAACACCATGTCGGAAGTCTCGGATCTGTCGGTCGGCATGTAGCTCTTCCGATTGAAAGGATTCTTTAGTGATTGCCAGGGTGGTGCCAGTATGGCGTACATCGGCAAACGATGGGTCAACCGCTGGTGTTACACCATAAGTTGTTTCCGGAACGAAGAATAGATTGTGACGAGATGAATCAGCCATGATATTTTTATTATTTTTAGATTAAAGCCCTGGGCAGATCAGCCCTGTATGTTATTGTTATAGATTTTCTAAACCAATTGTCAAACATTGTCCCTGAATTAACCCCGGTGTTCAAGACTAAAGCGGAACTAGTTCCAAAGGTCAAAGGTTTTCCCGCCGGGAACTGTTGCCTAAAAGCATCAATCCAAACATCCATGGCACCATCGCCGGAGTCCTGAGTAGTGTTTAGGTCAATTTGTACATACCCGGTTAGCCTATCATCTCCCCCCTGCCCAAGCGTGACAACAAATGGTTCTGTAGAAACAAATGTAAAGCCAGCCCACTGAGGCGAACCACTTGGGTCAAAGTCGCGGTTTTCCCATTTGATTTTATCACCAAACCCCAAACCATCTAAAGTGCTTTTTACCTCAGTTACAAAGGCTTTTCTGATATTTGATATGCTCATTACTTAAGTATTAAATATTAAGAAGTCCTAGCTTTCAACAACTGTGTTATCCTTGTGAAATTTTTCACAACCATCCCACCGGGGGCTTTTATCTTAGAGTGGCCAAGATACTCAATTTTGTAAGCATATGGGAGACTGTTTGTCATATACACCTCGACATCTTTACCAAGAGGTAGTGAAGATACCAATTTCCCAATATTATACGTGGCTTTGTTCCCGCCTGGGTCCATTACATCTAAAACGCCAAACCTAGGTGCCATTGAAGATACCAGCCAATTACCCCTTAGATAACCATCTAAAACTGGTGTGTCTTTTATGATGGCCGAAAACAATTCCAAAATCACTCCCGATAGTAAATCATGAATCTCCTTGGTGGACTTAGTACACCACTTACTCATCTGTACATCAAATTTTTGCATTACACACCCTGGAGATCCTCGTAGAAAGTTTCATTAACAAAAACTCGAAGTCTGTTTTCTTGGAAAGATAATTCTGACAAGAAGCCAATGTCCGTTCCCGCTTCCGGATCTTTACCTGACAGTCTGCATCCAACTGTAAAAATTATGTTGGAACTTGCGACCGGTCTAAATGGCATGACTCCAGTGTTGATATCCTCGGTGCCCACATCCCAAAGCTTACCATCGTAGAATATCTGGTCGCCAATCTTTGGGTCAAAATCCTGGCCGATCCCGGAAACAATGAACACCTTGGTCTTACCCAAGACCAAACCTGCCATAAACGCCTCATCAAAGAACTTCATACCACTCTCAACAGATGGTAGACATACTCCGGTCCGATAAGACTTTATATACTCAAGTTGCTCTACGCCAGATACTGGGTCATAGCTTTCCTGTATGTCAGTACGAAACTCTATCTGCTCCCCGTAGTTTGCCAGTAGCCTTTCGGCAGTGGCTTGCATGGTACTGTATTCAAAGGCCATACTATCCCCTTACTACCTCCATAAAGGAACCACTGGCAGATTTTAAGAGGGGTGAAAGTAGATCAAGAACCTTGTAAAAAGTTGGGGTATTTGAGCCGCTACCTGTTTCGGAATATTGTGTGCTGATTGGCCCAACCTTTTCCATTAGGACTTCGCGCCCAGAACCGTTTGGTCGTAAGGCTACTCCCGCCGAGGACTCAATGCCGAGTTCGATCTGAGCCTCTTTAAGCTGGCTTGGTATGTCTGTCTTTAGGATTAGGGTGCCGAACACCTTAACCGGGTACCTTGGGTACGGCAGACGCTGTGTTGTGGTCGCTCTCGAACCCTTCAGGTTCTTTTCATAACGGAACATATAGTCACCCGCTTTAATGAGTGCCTTCTCAACGTCAACGTCAGCCGCTGGCAATGTAATCCCTCTGTCAGTTGCGTAGGTCCGTGCCTCCGCAACAGTAACAAAGGAATTAGCATTCGCTAGACCAGTACCATCTTCAACTATAATAGCCATACCAAGAAGGAAACATAGTAAGGCTGGAATGGCAAGCAATTAAGATTGCTCTAACATCTCTTCCCCTAAAAGCGTTTTAAGGGTCTTAACTGAGTTGTTATTTTTAAAAGCTATCCCTTTTTCTGTTAAAAGTTTTTTTAATTCTTCCGCTTCAGTTAGATTCTCCGGCTCAGGCTCCGTCTGAAGATCAATAATTGGGAAACCCTGGTATTGCTTTGGTACCTCACCGCAAACGGCATCGCATTTTTCAATGCATTCATTTTCACCTACAAGGGTGGCATTCCTAAAGGAAGCACCGAGTTCCATTGCCTGTTTGATCTGACCACCGCTTGGGGCGGGACCGCTGATAAAGTATAGTATTTTTTTGGTTGTTTTTTTCATGGTTTATTTTGTATTTGGGAAAAGAAAAGCCCCACCAATTAATAACTGGTGGGGCTCGTGTCTTTCAAGACTTTATTTACTGAGGATACTACAGAGACTTCAAGATCACACCTGCTGTGTCCTTGATATCTGTTGCGGTCTTGTCCCAGTTGGCTGTCGCGCCAATAGCAGCATTTGTAGGCGATTTGCCACCGTTTGCTTGGTCCCACTCGAAACCCTTGATTCCGAGGTTGTAAGACCACTCAGCTTGGTAAGTACGAAGGAGATTTTCATCACCATTGATAACTTGTACGTTATCGGTGAAATCACCATTCATCTCAACGTTTACTGCACCACGTACGAGACCCATTGTCAGGTACTCATCTGGGTCAGGAGTTGCAAGCAGTAGGCTTGGGCTGTCAGTTACGACGAACGGACGGCCGGATGCATCCTGCATGATGCTGACATTCTCGAATGTGAACAAACGAGAGGTGTTAACAAGACCAGCTTGCTCAAGGTCGTGGAAGACCTTACTGTGCATGATCCAACCGCCAAGAGCTTGAGAGCGATCTCCGAAGAGTGCGCTTGCTTTCGACAGGTTAGAAAGACTAGCAGTTGCTGCGGTGCCATCATAGACAACACTAGCTCCAACACCTTGGATAGCAGCAGCGGCACCGGAAATTGCTGTATTAAGCAAGTCCTGTGTCTGTGCAACACCGAGTTGGCGGCCAAGAATAACACCAGCTTCTTCTGGGCTCTTCTGCATCCAAGTCCACCAGCTTGGTGGGTGGTTGATTGGGGGAGTACCGGCACCGACCTTGACAGAGCTCTCATTGAGCTGTGCAATGTCAGCAGCAGTAACTGCACCCGAACCATACTGGTTACGGCGGCGAACTAGGTCACCAATAGCGGTATAGAAGGCTTCTACATTGTAGTCGCCTTGGTTAGCTCCAGCGGAGAGGGTCAGTGTACCATTGGAAGCGGCGTTGAATTTATCAACAGCTTGGGCAACAACCTCTGTGCGGGATGTGTTAAGATATTCATTGAATACTTGTAGAGACATAATAATTTACGGTTTGTTTGTTAATTAGAGCAACTCCAACTTACTTGGCTCTTTGGCTGATTGCCTTCACCAAGTCTTTTGGACTTGCAGTTAGAACGTCGATTTCCTTCCCAGCACCGCTGAAATTTCCTCCTCTTTCGCTCTTTTCAGCACCGCTGCCAGAACCCAAGGATGCTTTGATAATAGGGGAAAACTCTTTATTATCAAGAAATTCTTTCTTCAAATCTTCAACAGATTTAATCGAAGGTGCACCGTCCAATTCTTTTGTGCGGATTACCGGCTGGCCGTTTACTTCCTCAACCGCCAAACGGTCAGAGAAAAGGCGGCGGATTGCTGAAGGAACGATGAAATGCTCTTGGGCAAATTTCTCCGATTCAAGCTCAACCATAGTCTTATATGATTCCTGCTTACTGAGATTTTCTTTTTCTTGATACTCAGCGCGGATCTTATCTAACTCGCTGATGTGTTGATTCCGAATCAACTCAATCTCATCTTTACCACCCTTGGACTTCTCAATATCCTTCAGAAGTTTAACCTCACGAGCCTCAGCCTCCTGGAGTCTACTTTCGGCATTTTTACGATGCGTCTCAGCAATATCTTTTTTCTCTTTTGAAACAAAGTGGTCCTCTAGTCCTTCGACTTGGAGAACAAATGAATCATTTTGCTCCGAATAAAGACCCTTGTTTGATTCTTCTAGGGCCGAGTGTTCTTCCGATGTTAGTTTGTATTTCATAAGTTTCGATCTTTTCTAGGATTACAAATCCCTGTTCGAGACAAAAGTGTACAAAAACTGGTTTCTATGCAAGAAATTAAATTCCCGCTTTTTCAAATGCCTTTGGATTTTTCAAACGCATCTCATCAAGGGTCAAAGGCTCGAAAGTTCTACCCAAGTTTAATTCGGAAAACTTCTCAGCAGTTAGCCCACCATCCCGGAAAAGACGAGCCCTTGTCGGCCCAAGTACTTCATTTTGAAAAGAGGCAGATTGGTCCTTCAACCAGGAGTAATAAGTTTTCTTTGCGCTGACCGGGCCAAACTCAGCCGACCGGGTGGCACCTTCTTTAAGAAAATCAAACTCACTGCCAAGTACCGCCACCGTTGTTGATCTACAATTCAAGTGGATCGGTGGTACTGGTCCCTTACCCAGTTCAAATTTTGAACCATCCAGGCTTCGGCAAGTTGTGGTCGTTCTACTGTCCAATGTTGAAAGCCATTCATAAGCTTCAACCACAGAACTGTTGGCCTCCCAAAGGGCCATCCTACCCGCGCTCGCGGCATGCTGTACGGAGGTTGATACAAGGGTCTTAGCATTCCTACGGGATATCTCTAGAATCCCATTCTTGAAGTTAGACGCTTTGGTGCCCACCACCTCCCTTATTGTCTGCTGGCTCGTCCTGCCTTCCTGGAAAGCCCTACGAATCGTATTTACTACCCTCTTGGTCTCCGTGGCAGCAAAGGAACTAATAAAGTCCTCAAGTAATATTCCAGAGTGGCCCATGGCCATAACTTTGGCTTTTGCAAATGCTTGCTTTGCCGTTATAGTCTTTAGTTTTAAATCACCCGTTACAGAGTCTATTAAATCCTTTGCCTCAATCCCGGCATACAATGCTGATATAGTTTGAAGCTCAGAATTAAGATCCGAGTTGGCAACTTTAAACTCTTTGGAAATAGACTTATCAAGTTTCGAAAGAAGCTTCTTAGATTGTGCAACACTTGCTTCACTTAAATCATAACTGAGACTATTTAAAGTGGACCTTACCAAAGTTGCTTCCTTGGCAAAGACACTATTAAATTTAAGCGCAAACCCAGCCTTAAGCCTCTCGAGAGTGACTTGGGCCAGTATTGCTGCTTCCTCTAAAGGTTTTCGGTCTTCCTTTTTTGGCATTAGATCAAGTTAGCATCAATTGTTTCTACCTTGGTCCTTGCAGCCTCATTATCCTCGGTTACAACACCAGTTATTCGAAGAGTCTCTCTAGCCTCATCCCATGTGATTAGGCCACCCTGCCATTCGGCGACCAACTGCTGGCGATCCTGGGCTGTCATGCTGGTTACCGTGTAATCAGTATTCAATGAGAACCACCG